TGGTAAAGTAGATATAAGTCAATTAGAAATAGAATCTATATTAAAAATGAAAGAATATTTTTTATCATTTGGTGTTGAACTTATATTTAATATGTATAATCAACATGATTATGTTCTAAAACCTTATATATATAATAGTCCTGAATTATATAACAAAAGTAAATCAGTTAATGAATTTTATTATGAAATTCCCTTAGAAAAAGATAATAATATATTAGTTTACAGAATTAGTTTTAATTTATAAATTATTTATCACTAAATATAATATCTACTATTTTTTGTCGAATATCACTATAATAAATTCCAAGAAGAAAAAGTATAAATATAAATATTAAACTACTTAATTTATATTCCATATATTTATATATATTTATATATATTTAATTTATATTAATGTTTGTTCAATTTAATTACGATAATTTTCCAAATGTTCATGTAACTTTTGGAAAATTAAATTCAAATGAAGAATTTAATATATTAACAAATGAATGGATAAGACTATATGAACAAAAATCACCTTTTACTTTTATATTTGATTCATCTAATTTAGAAGTTTATAATATTAAATATTCTTTTAAGATGTCGGCATTTATTCACAGATTAAAAAAAGAACCTATACAATATTTAGAAAAAAGTATTATAATAGTAAATAATTCATTTATACAATCATTATTGGATTTAATATTTTTTATACAATCACCAGTAGCACCTGTATATATTGTTAGAGAAAAAGAAGATATTCAAAAAATATTAGATGGCAAAGAAGTAGATAGATGTAAAATTATTTATCCTTAGAAATTTGTAAAATTATATAATAAATAAATAATCCATAGAAATTCTTAGAAACTATGTCCAACATATTATATGATATATTTTTTGTATTTAAGTCTGTCATAGCTGCGACACCATATAATCCCCAAACTACAACTAAAAATATAAATAATTTCTTACCTAATTCAGATTTCTTAGCGTATTCTTGGTATATTAAATCAAATGATAAATAAAAGAATACAAAACCAATGGGTATTCCTATTCTTTTATCTATAATACCGGATTCACCTAAAAATCCAAATAATAACATCAGACCATTATAAACAAATATTTTTATAATATTATTTTTATTTTCTTTAAAGAAATCTATCATTTTAAAAGATTTATTAATATTATTTTCTTTATATTCTTGATATTTCATAAATACAATTGTTGATATTAACATAATAGGTGTTGAGAAGGACCAATCTATATATCTTCTGGGTGTTACATTTTCTAAATTATGAATAGCAAATATTACCCATATATAAAAAGCAGATTCTATTAACTGAACAATTCCTTCAAGAGCTAAAATTTCTTTAAGAACTAAATCTTTTTCTTTTAATTTAACGAATAAACCACCTAAACTTATTAAAGTTGTTAATATTTGAACTATTAATGATAAATAAATTGTTTTAGAAACTAATGTATTAGCTTTTAATAACATATAAAATATTAAATAAAAAAAACTATATATAATTACAAATTTCTAAGCATATTACCTAATGATACTTGTGGATTATCTACAATAGCACTAATTATCATATCATCTTTAAATGTAAATATTCTATTCTGAAAATCATACTTATTGGCTAATTTAGTACATGATTTACAACAACTTGTTGTTTTTATATCACCACATTTACCATATCTCCAAATATAAATATCGTATTTTTGTTTTTCATCATATTTTCTACAATATTTAATAGCTAATTCTTCAGCGTGACAAGTTATTTTAGATGAAGAATTACCATTTGCTCTACAATAACCTGAGTTAACTATTATTTTCTTTTTTCGGTCGTAAAACACAATACAGGACACTCACACCACACACAGAGCGACAATAAAGTCGTGAAATATCAACATTACTCTTAAATTTCAAAGGCAAATCGCATAGAACGGTTTCCTTAAACAAAGACATGATTATTTTTTAATAATAGTAATTTTTAAATTCAAATTTATTTTTTGTAAGATTTTGCAGCATCTTTTAATGCTTGTGAAAATTTATAATCTTTATTCTTTTTCAATCCTTCTTTATATACTGCTTTCACATGTGCTAGCCATGGTGTCGATTTTTTCGACTTAGATTTCTTTTTAGATTTAGATTTTTTTGGTTTTCTAGATGATCTTTTTAATGATTTTCTAGGAGATTTCTTAACATGAACAGAAAATCTATATGCTGATTTTGAACGCGAACTTCTAGATTTTTTTGAACTTTTGGGCATTTTATAATATATATTAGATATTAATTTTTTTAAAATTAATATATATATATATATAATGAAAATTTGTAATCACGGATCATGTATTGATGAATATATTGGCGCAGCAGGTGTTACATTCAGTGTTTTATTTTATTTAATACAATTTGCATATACAAGTGAAACATTTAATATATCAAGTTTTTCTATATATGCTATATTTGTAGCAATATTAAGTGAAGCTTTATTCTGTATTCAAGGAATATATAAAAATAGTCCAACTATAATTATAACAAGAAGTTTAACTACAATTGGATTTACATATTTATTATTAATATGGATTTATAAATATTATAAAAATCTAAAAAGGCAAAAAACTAGATGATAAATCTACTTTCTCACCCATATTTGGTGAAGGATATCTATCTGAATTTAAAGATATTATTCTTTTTTCAAATTGATTATCATTATGAATAATTAATATTTGAGGTTTTCTATATTTATTATAATCACAATCATCTTGTTTACCGAATGCTCTACTCATGCCTACATCTATCCTCCATAATCTATCATTATATAAAGAATTTAAATATTTATCTTCCATAAACTGTGGCGTATGTGATATAACAATTCCTTTTACAGGCATTAATTTTTTATTCTTTTTATTAATAATTTCTAATAAATGATTAAAATTTTGTAAATTATTTTGAGGATTATCTTCATCTTCTGCGAATATTCTACACCAAAATGGTGACATATCATCATCATCTCTGAATATTTCATTAAATATTTGTGATTCCGTTTCATTATCTTGTTTTAATAACCATTTTGTAACTATATCATTTAATTCAGATATATTATATTTTTCCATTAATGGAACACTTAAACCACCATGAACAAATAAATATGAACCTATTATAATAATACTTTTCTTTTTTACTGCATATAATTTAGATATATTACTACCTCTTTCAAACGCCTTTTTTCTGTGATAATATCCCATAGGATATCCATCATCTGTATATTTTTTATTTCTTTCATTTTCAGGGACAAATTCTAAAAATTCTTTTGGTGATACATATCTAAAATCTTTATCAACATTCATTAATTCGTGATTACCAAGTGTTCCTAATACTCTACCACCAAATTTCTTAGCTTCTTCATCTAATCTTAAAAATAATTTAATAATTGCCATATTACTTCCTTCATCTTCAACAACATCATTAAATTCTTTTATGCAATTTTTTTCCCAATCATCTGGACGACATCTATCAATTTGATCACCTAATTGTATAACCCATGTATCTTTACCACACCAATGAATATCATTTATATTTCTTATATTACTATTCTGAGGGATTACTTCTGCTAATTTTAAAATTTTTAAAGAAACAGCTAAATCCCCATGTAAATCACCAACACATACTAACCTTTTTACTGGTGGATATATCCCTATTTGATCATATCTTGGATCTAATGATTTGATTTCATTTTTAACTTTATTCATTGAATTTTGCTGAATAGTATTCATTTCATGAGTTTTAACGGCATTTTGTTTTTCAACAACAGTTGTCGGTTGTGATAATCTTCTTTTATGAACATTCACTTTTGGTGGACCATTTCTATTATTAGAATGTGTAGTATTCCCTGAAAATGAATTTCTTCTTTTATATTCTTTATCATTATCTATCGCTAAAGATTTTATATTTGATTTATGTTGTTTTTTTTTATTAAGTTTTTCTACTATAAAAACTTTTAATAAATTTAACAAATCATTCCTGTTATATTTTTTTGATGTATCAATTAATTTATATTTTAAACATAATTCTATTAATTCTTTATCACTAAAATTATTAAAATCTATCCCATTTAATTTCATATAATATATATAATTAAACTTATCTTAAAATATAAACTTAATATATACATGGAAATATGGATGAAATATGCATTAGTAGCGGCTATTTTCATTGCCGTGAGAGATATATTTTCTAGTAAAATTGCCAGAAAATATAATTATATAGATTATATTATTCATGCAAATATCTTAGTATTCATAGGAACAATTATTTATGTTGTATTTACAAAAAAAAAAATTAAAATAATAGATAATTATAGTGATTTATTAACTATTATTTTTAGATTATTTATAGTATATTTAATAGTTGAACCATGTATATTTAATGCCTTTAAAAATACAACTAATCCATCAAAAGCATCAACTGTAATTAGTTTAAATTTATTTATATTATTTATTCTAACTATAATTTTTTTTAAAAAAAAAATAAATTTTAAACAATTTATGGGAATATTATTAATTTTAGGAGGATTTTTTTTTATTAGATGAAGTACTTTCCCATTTTTTTTTATTAATTTCAATACACTTATTAATATCAGTTTTTATAGGTTTTGTATTTTTTTTCCAATCCATTAATAAAATATCATTATTATGACACAATAAATCATAGGGAGTCGGTTCAAAATCTTTTTGTTGACCGTGTGTTGCACTCATTATTGATGCCAATATTGATTGAAATGATTCATATTGTGTTTCACCTTCCGTTGGTTGAACACATAATTTTGAAAGTGGTTCATTATAATCATCATCGCTATCATTATGATAACTAAAATAAATCATAGTTCGTTTATTCTTTGTTCCCGTTACTAATGGATTATCAATTATATAATCTTTTATCATATCAATTTGTTCATTAATCAATCTAAAATCTTTTAAATATTTTTCACAAGTAGTTCTTTTTTTTATTCCTTTATTAGGATCTTTTATTTCATCATTAAAATAATATTTAAATATTTTCATAATTTCTTTATCAGATTCTATTAAATCTAATGTTTTTGTAGCACACACCTGAGTATTATGTGCTAACTTGTTAAATTTATCAATATCTACTGGTGAAGAAGTAGTTTGTTTACCCACTTCTTTAAATTCGGATATGTCATCAATAGTAATAAAGTAAGCAAACATTTGACAAAATCCTTGTGTGTTTTTAGATTGAAATAAATCATATGGATCAAATACTTTACCATTCATAAGTGATTTATAATGAGTACAAGAAGATGGTTTGTAAAATATAATTTTTTCCATTTTATTATATAATATAATATTATTTTATATTGTTTAATCAAATTTAAAAGTCATATTAATATATTATATTAAATAATTATTTCTTTTTTGTTGTTCGGTCGTCTTCTTCTTGATTTCTTTTTGGGGGGTGTTTTTCTTCTTGGTTTTTTTTGCGATGATTTTTTTTTGGATGGTTTTTTTTTGGATGGTTTTTTTTTTTTAGTATTTCTTTCATGTGTTCTCCTTCTT